ACACCCCGAGGCGGAGATAGCATACGCAGACCTTTCCCACTCTCTTGTAGCCTACAAGAGTGAAGTTGGTGGGTTGACATCCACTAGCCAGGTTAGGTCTCCTATAGTGTGGTCAAGTGTTAACTTGACATTTGTCACATTATAGGTAAGGCAGGGGTCGCATTGGGAGCATCGCTCTTCGTACCCTGATCACATCCCCCGCTTCGCGGGGGGGACTTGTGTTAGAGACGCGGGTTATTAGTAGCCGTAGCCCAATCCAGTATCGGCTTCCTCACCAGACCCCTGGAGCGAGGGAGGTGTTCCTGAGAAATCAGGCGGAAACCTTTAGCAATAAAGGAACCCGACAGAACCCTAAGGACGTTGTCAATACTAAGTGGTCCTCTGTTGGATCATAGCATCTGATAGAGGGGATCGTACCCCTTGACACGCTGGACGGAGAAAGTGAAAAGTTTCTCGCATCTCTTCTTAGTTGCAGTTAACATGAAACACCAGAAACGATTGTTTCCAGAGTTAATGATTAGACTGCTGGTTCGTGTATTCCGTGTCGCGCACCGCCGCAAGTACCTCAGGGCTATACATTGTTACGAGCAGTATGCTGCGCACCTGTTTCGTAATCATGGGCGTTCGGTTGGTTGCAAAATACTGAAGCAGTGCTTTGCAACGGCTAAACGAGTGGCCTTTGGATATAAGGACGGGTTTGTGCCATACGTAGTATGGCAAGCAACCGATCATCTTAGCTTGCCCCGCAAGTTGTATCGGGTATCTGCTTTCCTTGAAAGCACACATGCTCATCGCGTTTTCGCTTTGAGTGTGTTTGCGCTTTTCTTGATGTTTCGCGTGGAGCCGGTTGTCAAGTTACGGTCCGTAACTGATCCGTTTCGGGGAAAAGGAGTGACGTCTGCATTTTTGCATTACATCCATCAAGAGTTCAGCCCTTGGGTGCGTAGCATCCGAAGGCGCGGTTCATTACGATTGCGCTTCCCTAAGGATCTTGTTCTCCTACGAGGGGGACCTTGGAAGATCCCCTCTGTCCTAGGATCTGTAGCAGACGCTCAGGTCCTCATTGAAGCCCTTCTTGCGGGTCTTCCCGAGGCACATGCCATAGTGAGTCTTGTTGACCTTCTTTCCAATTCCCCAGGTGAGTTTTACTCTCGTTTACTGAACATGTCTGTTCAGTCCGAGGCCCCGAAAGCCGTCCATCGCATGGCGTCTTTGTCCGTATCCCCTGACAGGGGAGGTAAGACTCGAATGTTTGTTGCAATGTCATATTGGATTCAATATGCGTTGTATCCTATACACGACTTATTTATGAGCATCTTGCGACTCATACCGGAGGATTTCACGTATCGTCAGGACGAAGTTGGTTCCTGGATTATCCGCGTGCAGCGCAGCGGACGGAAGGTCTACTCTTTTGACCTTACTGAAGCCACTGACAGATTCTCACGTGACGCGCAGCGTCGCGTGTTAGGCGCGATTTTAGGATCTAAGATCGCTAATTGGTGGGATACAATCATGCACCTACCAATTATGGTCAGGAGACGCAATTGTCCTGATCAGCTTGCGCAATTTGTGCGATACAATTCCGGGCAGCCAATGGGGAGCTACTCCTCATGGCCTGTATTCGCGTTGACTCACCATTGTGTGGTGAGGTTTGCCTTCCATACCGTCGGCGAAGACCCATCCGGGCTTTACGGTATCTTGGGAGACGACGTGACCATTGCCTCTGAACGGGCTGCGTCCGTTTACCGGTCTTTTGTGACTCTGCACCTTGGGTGCGAGATTTCGGAAGCGAAGTCTTATATCCCAAATCAACTGGTCTGCCCCGGAGAGTTCGCGAAGCGACTCTTTTC